TCTTCCGCGCGCGTTAAAACGCAAAATACCGGTACTTTGTCTGTCAGGTGCGAACTTTCGCACCCTCCCGCTTTACCATCACCACATAGCAGCGCAGCTCGTCTGCGTCCCAGCCCTCTTTTTCGTCGCCCGGCGCGTCCGGCTCCGGCACGACGCACCGCACAAACTTCCAGCCCGGGTATCGCTGCTCCCACCAGTAGGCGTTGTCCTTGCAGTCGGTGCAGCCTTTGCGCAGCTGCTTGCGGCTCCATCGGGTGTCGTTTGGGGTGTGCTCCACCGGCAGCGTCAGGTTTCGGGTCTCATACCACCGCATCTGCCCGTGCTTCTCGAAGTAGGCGATCAGGTCATCCAGCCTGTTTTGCAGATTCAGCCGGTCGGCGTTGGCCGTGCCAAGGCTCTCCACGCTGCCGTCCGGCCAGCGCACGGCCCACTTGTCCTCCAGCAGCTGCCGGAAGTCGGCGTTTTGCCGCATGGTCAGCCCTTTGCACTCCACCAGCAAGTGGTGGTGGTAGCGCCCGCTCTTTCGCCCGCAGCCGGTCAGGCCCATCACCCGCAGCTCCGCGCCTGGGCCGTACAGCTTTGCGATGGCAGCCTTCACCCGGCGGATGTAGTTGCGCAGATCCCGCTGGGCCTGCTCCATGCTCTCCGGCAAAAAGGTGTCTATGTAGGTCAGGGTCAGATAAAATCCCAGCACGGTAAAGTTTGCGTTGCCTTTCTGTACCCTCCACCGGTGTGCATGCTGGGCGTTCCGCTTTTTCTGCCTCTCGCTGCTGGGCCTCGTCTTCTTCCGGCGCTTGGTTGCGTGCTCCTCCGGTGTGATGTGGTAGAGGTCTATCTCCATGTACCCCTCTCCGCAGAGTGTTTTCTTCTCCCGGGTATAGCTCTTCTTCATTCTGTACCCTCCTGCTGCCGTTGGCTGGTAGTGTTGCTTTCTTTCCTGTGGCCCATCACCGTCACAGGGATAACGGGTATACTAGCTCCCCAAAGCGCCCGCCCGGACGCTTTTTTATAAAAAGGATTATATAAACCGATATGCCTGCCGCCGAGCCTCCTCGGCAGCACCCATCTCGCCTTATATCATCTTCGTTGCCAAAGCCCCGGCAGTTGCCCGCCGGGGCCTCGCTCACATCCAGAACTCCTTGTCAAAATCCCTTCTGTGTATCACGCCATCTTCTTTTTTCTGCTTGGTGTAGGCCACTTCTTTGGCCTTTTCTTCTTTCCAGCGTCGGTATGCCTCGCACTGGTCATGACAGAGAGGATGCCGTTTCAGGCAGTCCCTGCAGGGTGCTCTCATGGTCTCCCCGGCTTTCCCGCCGCCGCCCAGTAGCCGTAGGTCAGCTCCGGTCGGCCCTCTTTTTTGGCGATGGCGTTGTAGGTCATCAGGTCGTGGACGTCGTAGTCCAGCGGCGTCGGGTCCTTGATCCGCCGCAGCACCGGCAGCTTCGGCTTTTTGCTCTTCGGCTTGGGCGGCTTTTCGCTCCGGGCATTGTGCATACTGACCTGCCGCACCTCTTTTCGGCAGGTCATTTTTGCGATGCCGCGCTTTATGCAGCGCCCGCCCTGCTGGTTGTAGGCGTAGTAAGCCCCGTTGTCGTCGCCAAAGACGCCCGCCTCCCACAGCTCCCGGGACGTACCCTCGCCCAGCACGTTCCCGGCCGCATCGTAGCAGGTATAGACGTTCATCGCCCGGCCTTTTTCTCCCCGCCGGGGGCTGTCCTCCGGATGTAGCAGCTCGCTGCTGATGTTGTACTTCCGGCCCATCGTCCGGTTGTTCTCGCGCTTGGCCCACTCGCTGGTGTGGTAGCCCTTCGGCACGATGCCGCTGGCTTCCAGCTCTCCGGCTGTGCCTTTTGCGAGGACTTCCCCGGTCTGGCAGTCCGTTACGGTGTAGAGATTCGCTTTGCCCATGTACTCTCCTTCAGCTGCGCCATCGCAGCAGCAGCCTTTTCTTCCAGCTTCTTTTCGCTCAGCACCCGCAGGCCGCCCTTCCCTGCCCGGCGTCCCAGCTCCTGCATCACGGCCCGCTTCATGAACTCTTGCTTTTGCTTCTCGTAGTCCCGCTCGCTCTGCCGGACCCGGTCCTCGTCCGGCTGCTCGTCCACAGTGACCTCTTCCTTCAGCGCGTCCTGCGCGCACCGGCGCAGATGCTCCATCGCCACATCCAGCCCATCCGCGTGACCCTCTTCGTTCACCTGCCGGTAGTTGGCCAGCGCCTCTTCTTTCAGCCGGTTCAGCCGCCCGGCGCCGAAGCCCAGCTCGTCCATGCAGGCCTTGGCGCACAGCGTCCAGACCATGCTGGCCGCCACGTTGCCCGCCATCCGCAGCTGCTCTTGCCGCCGGGTGCGGGGGCTGTGCAGCACCGGCACCCGGAAATCCGGATCCACGCCCTCCGGCATCCAGCTGCATCGCAAAGCGAGGCTCCTGTCCGTCGAGGGCATCCCCCGCTCGTTCGCTGTCATGGCCACATCCAGACTCTCCTGCCCCAGCTTTTCCGCCCGGGCCAGTATCTTGTTCAGCCGCGCCGCGCCAACGCCGAAGCTCTGATGCAGCGCGATGAGGATGCACCACCTCGTCATCTCTGCCGTCCCCTCCCGCGTCAGATCAAGCTCTGTCGTGAGGCTCATCTTGTTCTTCTTCATGCTCTTTGTACTCCCTGCACTTCTCATCCCGCCCGGCGCAAATAAGGCATCCCGGACGGGTTATCTCAAAAACATGGATGCACTGCTTTCGGTCTGTCACGGTTCCCCAGTCTCCGCCATCAGGCAGCTCAGATCGCCCAGCATCCCGCTCACAGTCTTGGAGAGGATGTTGATGGCGTCCTCTTGCAAATCGCCCGGCAAGGCCCGCACCGTAAAGCTGGCTGCCACCATCTCCTGCTTCAGCCGGGTGTTCACCCGGCTCACCTCTGCCCAGAGCTTTGCTTCGTCCGGCGTCATCTTCCGGGCAGTGGGCCGGACAGCGCCCTTGATGAGCGCCGTCAGCTGGTGGAAATCTTCCTCGCTCAGCTCCTTGTCGTCGCTCGCTGCGGCGATGGCCCGCGCCCGGTCGCTGGGCGTGCCGGTACGCATGATCTGCTCGTATTCTTCCAGTTTCATTTCTGCTCCCCCGCATTCATTCCGTACAGCGCTGCCATAAACTTTGCTTCTTTGCCCTCTACGCCCCGCGTTACCTTGAGGTCTTCCGTATCCAGCAGCATTTCCTTGATACCCCTCGAAATTTCCTCGGCAAACTGTGGGTTGGTCGCCATCGGCCCCAGCAGATGCCTTGCCACACCCACAAAGCCGCGGGCGGCACACGTCAGCACCTCATCCGGCGCTTCTTTTTTTGCCTCTATGCCGAGCATCACCTGCCCATTCGTCACTTTCTTAATCTCAATTCGTACCATTGCACTCTTCTCCTTTACGCGCTATGCTTGTCGTTCTCCTCTTCCGCCCCGCTCTGGCTCCTGAGCTTGCTGCAGTACCGGCGCATCTGCGCCTTTTCAAACTGCTCGATCTCAAGCCCCCGGCCATACCCCCAGCAGACGATGCCGCCGGCAGCCAGCAGTACGGTCAGGATGGCCGCGCCCGTCCAGCTGCCCACGGCGTCGAGGGTGACGCTGTCGCCCACCCCCGCCGCGCCGATCAGCAGCGCAGTGCCGGTCAGGTAGAGCGCCCGGATCTTCATCTTCATTTTCATTGCAATTCTCCTTTCGCTGTGGTAAAATCATTCTGGTGATAGGCCCTTTCAACCTGTCACTCGGAAGCTCGTCGGTGTTCCAGCACCGGCGGGCTTTTTGTTTTTCGGGGCCTTCTTGGCGTTCCGCTGGCAGATTTCCATAGCCTCCTGCCGCTGCTCCAGCGCAGCGTTCTTGTCGATGCGCCACAGCCTCGCCCCTTCCTTGTGGGCGGGCAGCTCGCCCCGCTGACACATCCGCCGCACCGTCTTCGGGCAGATGCCCATCAGCTCGCCGTACTGCACCACGGTCAGATACGCGGGCAGCTGCCTTGCGTCCCACACCTTCGCCTTCCGCATGGTCATCCCCTCCTTACAGCCACTCGCTGCAAATAGTGTCGGCCACGTGCTTGCTAAAGCCCATCAGCTTGTCCCCCCGCTGGAACATCAGCACGGCAGCGCCCACGATGGGCAGCTTGCCGCCCGCCGTAAAGTCCGCCGGGGCAAGCTGCGTGGCCTTCTGGTTCGCGGGCTTGCACTTCAGTCGGCCGTCCTCGTCCACCAGCAGCACCAGCCGGTCGGCTTCCTCCCGCGCCCAGGTGGCGTCCAGCGCCGACGGCACGGTCTCCACATATCCGCTCACCAGCTTCTGCAGGGTCTCCAGCT